ACAAACTGCGCTGAAGAATGCGACAAGCTCTGCGCATATCTTCGGGGTTTCTGAACGCTCCCCAATTGATAGACCCAAGCGTACACAAAGCGATACGACCATTATCATCATCCAAACGCTTGAATGGCTTAGTAGGTAATAGAATTTCACAGCATAAATTTGACTGATAAATTGTGTGGTATTCTGGATCAAATGGTCCTTGGTTCATTACGTTGTCAATAAACACAAGATAGATACGTCCAGTATCAGTTCTCTCCTTGAGTATGCCACCTTTGAATACTTCTTCTGCACTCATTACTTTTTTACGTAGATCTCGACGACGTTCATACTTAACATAAAGCTCTTCGAATAGTTCTGCATTGCTATAGAATGCTTCATATAATTCTGGTACTTCGTTAGGATCAAAGAATGTAATGTTTTCTTTGTTCTTAAATCTACGCCAGAAGAAGCTAGATAACACTACGCCATAGTCCATATGACGAACACGGGTTTCTTCTGTTCCTTGATTGTTTTTCAACACAATTAAATCATCAAACTGATGATGCCAGATAGGGTAAAACACAGTAGCTGATGCATTACGTATGCCGCCTTGACTGCATGAACGTAAATCACCAAACCACTTCTTAAGGAAAGGAATCATACCCGTGTGCATGATCTCTCCGCCTCGTATAGGACTCCCTAAGGGGCGCAAACGACCTATTTCTAAACCAATACCAGCACGCTTACTTGCGTACTTGGCCATCATTTCTCCAGAAGCGAAGATGCTATCCAAGTCGTCATCACTGCGAATAAGCACGCAGCTACTGAATTGTTTAGTCGGAGTGCCAAGTCCAGCAAGTACAGGAGTAGCAAGAGTAAAAAGACCATCGCTAGCCGCATTATAATATTCCTTGATAAATTTTAAACGTTGACTAGGGTTTTCACTGTGGAAAACTGTAGCGGCAGCTACTATATAACGTATTTGTGGTGTTTCGTAAATTTCTTTGGTGGCACGGTTACGTACTAGATATTTTTCAATTAGTTGTTCAATAGCTGCGTATGAATATTGCTCATCTTTTTCATGCTCGAGCATATCATTCATTTTGTTCCATTCTTCTTCTGTATACCAAGTAAGCAACTCTGGTGTATACAAGCCAACGTCAACATTTTTCTTAACAATATCTAATAGATGTGGCACTTGATAGTCACCGTATACATCCTTACGTAGCATTGATAGGCGTTGTTTGCCTGCTACATACTGATAATTAGTATGGCCAACATCAGGATCGTGTTCTATATCAATTAGGTCTACGGTAGCACGTAGGGTTAATTCATCAATTTCTCTAGTACTGATCCCATCGTAGAAGTGTGGCTGTGCTTTGATCTCGATCATCGATTGACTTACGTCTGCAATTCCTGCACATACTTTACTTACTTGGGCTTGCCATTTACTTACGTCTAACGGGACGATGGCTCCGCTGCGTTTTTTGACTTGAATGTTGCTCACTTGATTGCCTCTTTTTAATACTTGTCTAATTGTAAATCTTTACTTGAATATTGATACAACAAATCTAACTTTGACTCTTCAATCTGTTTTGTATTTACTATCTCAAACGGATAGTAATTAAGAATATATTTCCCACCATCGATCCATGCTAAATTGTATCTATTCTTTTCTTTGTAATCATAATAGGTGCGGAACTCTACATCAACTGATTTATGACCAGTAAAATATATAGTATATATGATTCCTAATGCTTTAGCAATGTCGCAATAGTAGTTTTCGGCTAATAAAGTCCAAGGATCCGGCCAGATAGAAGGATTACTAGGATCTAAGTAGTAAGTAACAAATGGAGCTGTACTCCACATTTGGTTTAATTCAAGAATAGCTGTGGGTAGTGGTAGATCGCTTAAATGGTGGCGAATGTCTTTCCACTGCGCCAGTCTATCATTAACTCGCAGATTCCAAAAATTTGTCCACATAATTAAAGGGCTGTATAACTGTAAGTAAAATTACCAGTAAACCCAGTGCTGGTTGTTGTATATCCTAATACAGCAACATTAGTCACTGTATTTCCTGTGAAGTATAAAGAAACACCAGTAGCTGATGTTTCAGAATAATTATCTTCGTATTGAATGGTAGTACCTAAATAATTTGAAACTTTAATTACACCGGTACGTACAGCGGTATTTCTTGATATATTATAGTTAATAATTTGGCCAGTTAATGAAGCTATAGAAACATTGCCAATATTAGCAATACTAGATTGGTTATCTAATAGCGATACAGTAGCTGGTTCTAAGTTACCAACAATAGAAGCTATATTAGATACAAATGAATTTAAGTTAGCAATGTTGGCACTTAGAGCTGCAATACTAACACCAATAGCACCTGCACTATATTCAGTTAAAATTTCAGTAACACCAGTAATTGGGGCTCCTTCTTGTAGAGTGCCTTTACCAATGAATAAACGTTGACTATCAACACACCAACCAAATTCACCTGTGTCTAGAGCTGGTAGGTCTTCGGTAAGACCACTGCGTACTTGTATTTTGCTAACGGTTATAACTGCCATAACTTTACCTTAGATATATTCTTATATTTATACTAATTTATAATACTGTTCAACTCTTTCTAACCACTTATTAGTCCAATGTTCCCAATCTGCACCTTCTACAGTCCATGTTTGATATTGTACATCCTCGTTGGGTTTAGGGGCCACTGCCATTAGGATAACACCTTGTTGTATATCAGTTCCGTAGGTTTCATTGTGTGCTAGACCGTATGCCGCTAACTGGAGAAAATAGTCTTCAATCCACTCGGTTTTCTTAGGTTTATTAGTCTGTTTGTAGTCTAAAATAGCAGGTTTTGACTTGTAAACTCCGCAGGCATCAGTAGTACCAGCGTAAAGACCACTAACGTATAAAGGAACCTCAATACCCCAAATTTCGTCAACATGTACTAGGCCTTCATTGATGACAGCCTTGGCCATGCGATGCGCCTGTTGACTGTAGGGATTAGTTCCTGGATCGTTTAATGTTCGATTGTTCTGTACGTAATCTTCCAAGAACTTGTGCATACGTGTTCCGCGACCTGCGGCTTCGGTAGTAATTTCCTGTGCCTTCTTTTCGCCAACTGACTTGCGCCAATTATTAAGTGCTTCACGTTTTTCTTGGGGTTTAGTACGGTCTAGAATAGTAGTAACACTTGGAACCTTACTACCGTCTGGTAAACAATAGTGACGTTTGCCATCTACTGTTTCTCTGTTTATGGGGGTGTAATCGTATCGTTTTATCAGCATCTTATTAGTATATAAGGTTATTTGTCAACAGTCAACTTTAATATTCTTGTACTACATTATTAAGCCTATGTTCATCGATGGCTAACAAATATTCTTTTTTCAAATCCTTGTTTGTTAATTGTGTTAATATAAATTTATGATATTCTTTAGAAATTGTCCATTCTTCTACTACTTCTGCGGCACTACATGCAGAAATAATTTTTTCATTACCACCAAATGTTATAGTATAATAAAATTTATCTTCAAGCCAATTATTATATAAATTATTCTCTAATTCAATTGCATATGATGAATTGATAAAGTTATTTACAATTGATTCTGTGTCAAAACTATCATAGTATTTCTTAAATGCAAATTTAGTAGTACATATTACTGAATATATATGTGATAATAAGGACATCTTTACAAAATCACGTTGAGTAAAACTAACACACGATTGTGGAAATTGTCCTTTAAAATATACACCTTCATTTTTTCTAGAACCATAACGTAGACTATTACTATAAACAAAATTAAATCTTTGTTGATAATCAGGATTCCGTGCTGCCGGTGACGTTGCTAACAGTTCATTCATAAAAACTTGCAACAATAACGGTTTTTTGGATATTTCGCTTAGTGTAGTTCGCCATGATTCTACAGTTTGGCCCGGAAGTCCTTGTATTAATTGTATCTTAGAAGGGATAGTAGGATAATATTCCTGTAGTTCATCAATAATTTTAACGTGTTCGGGCCAAGTAATATCGGGACGATCGATGTTCTTTAGTATCGTAGGATCTATATCTTGACATGACATAGTGAATCCCTGTTTAACTAAGTTGCCTTGGGCCAATTGATGATATATCTTTAGATTATTAACTTTTTTTAATTTGCTGTAGTTTCCTAATAAGTTAAACTTAGCACCATGGTTAATGTTTTTATCAGCAAAATATTTTATAATGTCAATATCTTCATCGTATTGGCCAACGTTTGCATCTGATAGATAGATATCATATACTTTTAAATTATAGAATAGATCAATGTCATCTTTAAATGTTCCTTTGCGTCGTGTAGTTTTGTTACCAAATCCACTATTCCAATCGCAAAAAGTACAGGCATACGGACATCCTCTAGTTAATTCGTAAGGGACTGCAACATGTCTATTATGCTGATATTCTTGATTAACCATTCGTGTAAACAGTTCTTGATTGTGTATAAATGGACTATCTTGTAGCATAGATACATATTGATATTTTGCTATTACTTGTTTAGTACCATCTTGCCAAGCAATATTTGACGTGTTAATTGAATGTAGTTTTTTATTATTGACTATAGAATCGATTAGATCATTAAATGCTTGCTCACCTGGGCCATATACTGCATAATCTATAAATGGATATTTTTGAAAATATTCTGGATCTATATTAACTGATATTGCAGGACCACCCACAACTATTTTTATAGAAGGATTAATATGCGGTTTAATTCTTGCTAATTGATCTAATATAGTTTTGTCATTCCAAATATAATGGCTGGTACACAATATATCTGTTCCTTGACACAATTTGATTAATTCGTTGTCGGTTAATTCGACCTGCTGAGGCAATAGCCACTCTAAACTATCAGATAAACTGTGATTATATCTTTCAATGTATGTTTTTAAATAAAGTATCGACGTGCCTAGAAAAACACGATTTGATATCTCTATAGGAGAAGCATAATAGAATAGAATTTTTGTCATATACTGTAACAGTATATATTAATATCTATAATAGGTCAAATATTAAAACTGATCGTCGTCTTCGGGTTCAGCAATAGGAGCACCGCGGTTCTTAGCTGCACGTTTAGCCATATCGTCAACTGATATAACAGGCTCTTGTGTAACATCCGGTGTACTGGTACTATCGGGTGTGTTTGTAGTTGTTTCATCACTGTCAGCATCAACTTCATCACCCCATGGTTGAAGTTCTACTGAATCACGATTGAAACTTTTGATTAGATTTTTTACTGCTGGATTGTCACTGTTTGCTGCTACCAATGCATCATAGTCAAATGTACGGTCAGTATTAGTAACCATATTAATTAATGATTGCGTACGAATCTTTGCCGGAGTTGGTAGATCTTTGTAGCGGTTGCGAATAAGTTCCAGAGCCGTTACTAAATTCGCCTCTGGAACATTGTTTGGACCATGGTGTCCGTTTTGAAACTCGCGTAAACGCATTAGCGTTTTTCTCTGCCCAATTCTTCTGCTCCGCCTGCTGCCGCATCACTTGCAGCAAAGCCATCTGACTCTTCGGAATCAAAATCGCTCGATGGAGGAGGTAATTCACTACTTGGCATACCCCCTGGAGGAGGTAATTCACCACCCAATGACATTGGATTGTCAACTTGCTCACCGCTTAGTACGCGAACGCCAGTGTCAACTCCTTCACGTGCTGTTTGTAGATTTTGCATTAATTGGTTTAATGTTTCACCTACCGCATTTTTAAATGCATCAGCTTGTTCACTACCGATTTGATCGCGGATACTGTCAAGTAATTGTGGAAGTTGTTCATTTTGCATTTTACCAACTTTCTCAATTGTATCTTGTACGCTGTCAACCATATCTTTAGCAGCTAATAGTACTTCAGCATTACTAACTTCACCTTCGTTAAGTTGGTGACGTTGTGAATCAATCCATTGAGCTAAACTTTCACGAACAGTTAACAATTCCATATAACGTGGATTTTGTTCTGCTGTGTGAAAAGCTGAACTATGACGAATCTTGTTTAGATTAGCATTAATAGTTTCGCTTAAACGTTCTGCTTTAGCAATAGATAGTTTGCCAAAATCAATCGAAAAACCAAAACGGCTTTCCATCAATTTGTTTAATTTCTTTGGAGATGTCAAGGACATTTCAGATAGTTTCATAGTTATAAGTTCCTAAACTTTAATATATTTAGCCGAATTAAGACTTTTCTTTAATTGCTTCTTGGTTTGTTCTATACGTGTCATAGTTTCTGTATATCTATTACTATATAGTTCTATTTTCCAATCATCGTTTGCTTCTTGAGCTTGCTTGAATCGATGCCTATATAGTATAGCATCAAATTCCAGTTGCCCTAATAATTTATCATTGTCACGAATTTCTTTAGCCAATGTATAATCTTTTTTATGTAGAACAATACAGTAATAGATTGCATCTTTACGTGTAAAAAAATCAAATATTTGGGTAGGTCCTTCGAATACTGTCCAACATCTATCGTTTTGTTTAATTACTTTAAACTTACCTACTATTAACGTGTCTGCACCAATTTGATAACAAAATGGTAACGGGCTATCACTTAGTCTGGCTAATTCATCCGTGGCAAATCTACGTATCTTTTCAACGTCAAAATCAGCTAACGAGTTTTTTGTAATAGATTTTTCCGGCTTCATTGATTCGAAGTAATACGTCTTTGACTGTTAGGTTGTTAGCAATAACTTGTTCACGCTCATCTAATTCAGATTTTGCAATTAGTTCACCACCAACAAATTGTTCTAATAAATCTCTCTCTTCGTTAGTGATAGGTAATAATACGTTATTTGTTAATTCTACGATTTTCATACAGTTAACCTAGTTTAACTATATTTAGTGTTTGAAGATACTGTTTGTGATAAAACCAATTAGGCCTGCTAAGATAACGCCACCGATAGTGACAAAGATATTGATAGTTTGTTTGTTGCCGTCGATTACATTTTTTTCTGCGTTTAATGCCGTGTTCGTAAGACTGTTCTTGATATCTACTAAATGTAGTTCAAGTTTATCCATACGTTGCTCTAGGTTAGATAGTTTAGATTCCAAGTTGTTGTACCTTATGGCACATAACTCAACGTGGGCTTCTAAGCTCTCTTTTTCAATCTGTGTAGGTGCTGACATATCCGCTTTCCAATAAGCGATGCTTGCTGTGTGCCTTAATAATGTGCCTTAATATGTGCCGTGATGTTGAGTTATAGCATCAATTAATATTTATTTAGGTTGCTAAAGTTTTAAAGTATATGTTATTCCACGGTCCGCTTGGATAAAATATAGGGTTTTTGAATTTTGCAGTTTCAGTTAAATTAATAATAACAGGGGTAATTTTAAAATCATATTTTAATAATCCAAGAACATCAGGGCCTTCAGTATATACATCTTTATAATCTACACCAAATGTAAATGTCCAAATTTTATGTTGTCCGGTATAATTTATACCAAATTGATAATTTGAAATATCAGCAATAGTGTTTGTCGTAGAGATAATTGTAGGCTGTGTTCGTAAACTAATGATTTGTTGTATAGTTTCCCAGTTACGCTGTTGATTGCGTTCTAATTCTTTTTCTGCAGAATAGGTTATTTGCCTAGTCGGAGTAATATCTACTAAAGTGTAACCTTGATAATGATATAATTGATTGTTCACAAAGATATTTATAGCCAATTAAAAAGCCCTTATAAAAAGGGCTTTTTAAGACTCATTTTACTAAGTTTTAATTAGTATGTGAATAGTGCTACTGTTGTACCTGAAACACCTGAACCGTTCACTGATGTATTGCAATAACCTTGTAGGCTGTATGAACCAGTTGTATCTGAAGGTGCAGCACCTGAGATAGCAACACGGAAAGCGTTAGTTGTTGGAGTACCAATCAACTCAATTGAACCAACTTGTTCAATTGCACGGATTAACAATTCAAAATTGCTGTTTGGTGCATACGGTGCAACACCTACGTTAGCTAATGTAACTGTGTAGTGTGTAAGGGTACGACCTGTGATGGTTAAATTACCATTTAAACCATCGGTTGGTTGTGGAAAACCATTTGTGCGTGCTAATGTTGTCATTTTGTAAATCTCCTAAATTATTTTACGTCTTACGACGCTTACATTTATTTATCATTTCGATAAAAAATTAGTCCTAGAGAACTCTAAACGATCTACTAATTTAATAGCGCCTCCGTCGTGCCCAATTGCCACAAATCCTTCCGGAGCAGTTACTTTATAACCGTCGTTGGTTTTTTGAAATGTACCTATACCTTCTACTTGTGCTAATTTGCGTAATAGAATATGTTTCATTTCGATAAAACGTTTATACACAGCCAATACACCTAATAGATTATTACTATTGTCTGCCATCCATTGTTCTTTTTCTTTAATCTTAGCTAAGCGATTTTGCGCCGCACGCCCTTGTGGGCCTCCCGATAACTCCTCAATTCCTTTCATTAATTCATCTGTATAATGAGTTAAGAATTGTTTAAGGAAACGTGTAGGATCTTCTACGTGCGATCCCTGACGTATCATTTTGTTTATAAATGGTTTGATATTTTTAGCAAACTCTTTATTAGTTAAAATTATATCAAATCGTTCTTGGCCAATCTTTTCCATAGTTGCCAATGTAGCCGCTTGATATTTTCGTATATGTTGGTTTTCGCTAGGAGTTAAACTGGCAATACCAGTATAATCTTTATATGTAGCGTCATCAAACCATACATCAGCATTTTGATGATAACCTGATACATTTATACCAAATGTGGCCTGCATAGTATCAATTTGATCACCTTCGTAGGCTGTGTGAAATATAATGCCAATCTTAGCACGTGCAATGCGTTGGCCTAGTACGCTGTTAACTGGCACTGCGTAGGTAATTGTATTTGGTGTAAACACATAACAATCTTCGTTATTAACATTTACTGTAGATATATCACCTTCTGTAAACATTAAATCACCCTGCACTACACCACCAATGCCCAATTTAGGCAAGTATTTTAATGCTTGTTCTAATTTGCTGGCTAATTCAGGTTGTTCCCCATACCAGTGCTGTATGTCTTTACTTGATTTACAACGCTTGGGTTCACCTTTGGCAAATACTGATTTGGTACCTACAAAGAAACGACTATCTGCTGGGTCAATACCGCAGATAATAGCCGGACTACCATCCCATTTAACTGTTAGCTTAGTAGTTGTACCTGTGCCTTCTGCTAACATATGACGTAGGCTTTCTACATAATTAAGTGCTTCAATTGCACCTGCATATCCACTATTAAAGATCAAATCTTCTAAATGTTCAAGGTGAACATTCTTTGCCGATTCAGTTAACAACCACTTAGGGGTTTCTTTTCTAATTTCAAATAATTTCATTATATACTTTACGTTTAAATTCTGCGTATTCTGCAAGACCCTGTGATTGACGCTGTCTTAATGCGGCTTTAATTGCATCCTGTGATGACTGTACAGAATTGTCAACAGGCGGATTTTCTACTGTCTGTGCGGCATTACGTGCATCGCGTGCGGCTTTACGTTGTTCACGTTTGCGTTGAGCGTTAGCAGTTTGGCTTAGTTCTTGCCCTGCCTTACGACCACCTGTGTGTTTCTTTTCAGGCTGTTGCTGTGTTCTTCTATTAGATGTAAACACTGCTGGTTCTTCATCGTCATCTTCTGGTTCTTCTACATCAGTGTCAGCGGGTTCTGGTTGTGTCTGCACACCAGCACTTCCTCTACTTGCGGGATTCTGAACACCAGACATTTGTCTATTCTGATATTGCGTTTTTGCTAATCGTTCAAGAGTATCAATGGTGTTTTGATCAGTTATTTCACCACCATCTTCTGTGTACCACTTACCATCTTGGTCATTCTTAGTGATAGTTTCACCACTTTTTGTTTTGATTTGAATAGGTTTAACTGTTGGACTAGGTTTAGAAGGAACTGGTTTTCTTCCTGTTGCTTGATCAAATGCAGCATCAAGTTCTCTAGCATCTTTAGGATCAATAATATCTTTAGTATTCCAATCTTTCCAACCTTTATTAGTTTTTTGATATTTTTGGCCGTCGATATCTAACATGCTCTTATTTGGGTCCCATGACACATTAGGCGTTTGTTCACCAGTCTTGCTATCGACAGGTGCAGATGTGGTTGTATAAGGGACATTCAGATCTGCTATTGGTTGTTTGTCTAATGCATCTAATCCTCTTTGCGGTTTATTAGTAAATGCTGTATTGGCACGTTTATTAGCATCAACAGCATTAGCTGCATCAACTGCACCAGCACCTCTAAGGAATGACCCTAATGCGCTTCCGCCTGCTCGAGGCGTACCATTTGCGGCCTGAGCAGTTAATTTGTTGCTCAACAATTCATCTTCCTGATCTTTAGCTTGCTGTGCCTGTTGCTGGTCTACTTCTGTTGCATAAGGTATATTCATTGACTTGTATGCTTGTGCAATATCTTCGTCACTAACACCTGCAGATTTTAACGCTGAAGCAATTGCATCACTGTCAGTTGGACTACCAGCCGCTTTCCATGCTGATTGTAGTTTATCAAGTGTAATTTTATTAGTCATATTTTGACCAAATTGGGCAGCTTTTTCCTTTGCAGCTTGGGCATAAGGTGATGCAATATTCTTAGCACCAGTTGCCGCTCCTTTAGCCATGCCAGCAATTCCACCAAATGCCTGTTTAGCACCTGCTTTAAATTTATCCCAACCCTCGCCTTCAACTAAAACAAACAGTTGTAATACACCTGATTCTGTTAGATGAACACTGTTGCGTCTACGTCCTAGGCTTTCATTCAATGACCACATACGCAGAGTCATATCACGATCAATGCTTTCGTTCATAGCATCAACACCGGGTCTTGTAGCTACTAATTTACCTGCTTGATTGTATATATTAAGATCTATTCCGTCAGTTTTATATGTAAATTTGTCTAATGGGAATTCTTTTTTAACACCGGCTGGAATATCCCAAGGACTTGCTGGCTGTAGTCCAGTTGTATGTTGTTGTAGTGTCGTAGTAGTTGTTTGTGGTTGATTGCCCTGTACAGCCTTACCAACTTGGCCTGCGGCATAGGCCATACCACCAGTTTTAATTCCCTGTCCCACTGCGGTGCTAAATTTCTCACCCTGCAATAACTTGTCAGTCATCTTCAATAGACCAAGCGCGGCTGCTCCGCCTGCTCCAGCACCACTGATACCTGCGGCCGCAATTAGTGCGGCATAGATTAATTTTTGTGCTGTAGGGTGTGCTTTAGCAAAGTCTCTGTACTTTTGTACATATTGCATTACGCCTTGATCACCACCAGTAGCTGTTTTTAATTTGTTAGCAACGTCATTATATGCCGCATCTACATTCTGCATTGGACCGCTGTTTTGTACTTTACCTACTAGGTCTTTGTATGCGGCCTGTACTGCTGTGGCTACGTCTTTGCCCTTGCCGATAGTTGTTCTATTATTGCCACCAGCGATTGCGCCTTGTTCGATTTGTTGAAATAGATTTGAAATTTGTTGTGGAGATAACTGTGCCTCAGCAATAACAGAACCAACACTTTCCCATAGTTGCATAGATTTTTTGTATTTAGGTGTTAGACCTTCGTACAGGTACTGGTTCTTGTTTACTGCAACTTCATTAATCTTCATCTTTTAACTTCCTAATGCCGCGGCTAAATTTCTGCGGATCTTGGCCTTTGATGGCATTAAGCAATCGACGTTCTAGTTCGCCTGCTTGTTCGGCGTCATAGTTTTCACGTATGTGATTGATAAGGTTAATAGCACCATTAATGATGTTATTAGCACGAGTCTCTATTAGATTCGCTTTGTCCTTATGTACTAAGAGTTCATCTAACTCAGTTAGTATACTACGAGTGCGCTTTTGCAAAGGTCTTACTCCAATTTATATTATTTATTACAAATTTATTTCTTATAGTATAACACAAAGTTAAATATAACACAATGAATGATTCTTTTTGTGTACTACCATTTTATGGTATAGAATATAGCCCTAGTGGTATTACTACCACTACCCCATGCTGTTTACTCCCAGACTATACAGATATTACTAAATTGCAACAAGATATTCTGAAAGGTCATCGTTCTTCGACTTGTCAAAAATGTTGGAGTTTAGAAGATCAAGGGCAATCTAGTAATAGACAAATACAGAATGTAGCATTTGATTTTTATGCCGATCGTGATATAGAATTTATCAAAGAAGACTGCGCTAATAATAAATTTAGTACACAAATAGTTAAATTGTATACGTCAACTACTTGTAATAGTACTTGTGTAACCTGTGGACCCAGTGCAAGCAGCGCATGGGGCACACTAAAGAATCTTAAAATTCATTATCAGTTACCTAATGATATTATTGATAATTTAGATTACGCCAATATCAAAATGTTATCTTTTGTTGGTGGTGAACCATTATACGAAAAAAGAAATTTTACAGTATTGGAAAGATTAATAGATGCCAACAACACAAATTGCTTTATATCTCTGACTATAAATGGTTCTGTGACTTTAACTGAACGGCAATTAACTATTTTAATGCAATTTAAAAATTTAAATTTCTGTTTAAGTATTGACGGTGTCGGCCCAGTTTTTGAATACATGCGATATCCACTAAAATGGGATACCTTATTAAACAATATTAAAATATATCAAAAAATGAATATCAACTTATCAGTTAGTTACACTATTAGTAATCTTAATGTGTTGTACTATCAAGAAACTATCGATTGGTTTAATCAGATGCAGTTACCATACCAACATAATATTGTAAGTAACCCAATGTATTTTAGTCCAGGAGTATTACCTAGTAAAATTAAAGAACTCTATCCAAACTTAGTAGAATTTACTAATAAAAATCTCAGTCATTTATTACCTTTGACTTATAAAGAAATCCAATTACAAGATCAACTCAAAGGTATTAGCATAAAAGACTATTTGCCTATGTTAAGTAAGGTATTAGATGAGGCAATGATGTCTTCCAATTAAGATTACGTTGTTGATCTAACTTTTCTAAACTTTGTCGGATATCATTTAATATATTATCATTGTTTGTTAGTGGTGGTAATATATCAAACAAAGGATCATTCTCAGGATACATTGTACGCAGTTCATCAACCATGGCCTGTGGCATGTTGCTGGCATTATAAATTCCGTATACAGGAGTATACTCAAACTCTGTCAGATCACCTAGTCTATTAGTAGGAATAACAGATTGCTGCCATGCAAGTATATCTTTAACCAAATGAAAGTTTAAGAATCCCATTGCAGGACGCACACTTAGCATGTGATTTACTGGTAAGTTTTCATACATTTTAAGTATGTTATCTTCTACCTGCGACCATTTAGCAGGCCAACGTAGATATTCAAAACTAGATCCTACACCATCGATACTAAACTTTAGTCTAACCAAATGAAACTTTGACCATAACTCCAAGATACGTTCGCTGGGATAGGCTGTGGCATTAGTATCATACCAAACAGTTATATTCTTACCATAGGCAGATAGTTCTTCCAGGATAATTTCGTGTGTGCGAGTTAATAAGGGCTCGCCGCCAAAGATGTGTACTGTTTCTAACTGTTCTAGGTTAATGTTGCGAATAGTAGATCTAATTAGGTCTTCATTAGCATAAGTAGGACCTTTGTATGGCACTATACTGCGCCAGCGGGTACTCACATCCGGGCCACAGGTAACACAGGCTAAATTACAAACATAATCTAATTTGAATGTTATTAGTTTAGGACCCTGTTGTTCATATAATAGCTCATCTTTAATATACAGCATATTAGAACTGCTACGATTACGGCCGCGTAGGCCAGTACAGGCACATTCTTCACAAGCTGCACAATGACCTTCTAGTTGCTGTGATTGTTGATTACGCTGTCTAAATTCTACTAATTTAGGATGGTCAAAGACCTGATAATCAGTGACAGTAAATTCAACAGGATCTAGCACACAAGGACTGACTTTTATTGTTGAATTCTGTCCTAATGTGATTTGTAACCCAGCTTGTAAACTGGCACAATAGTGACCAGGTACTATCATTCTGAATTTTTAAGACCTGCTAACATACTCTTAAGTTTACTGCTTTGTACTTCTGCATTGATCTTAGGTAGTATTTCACCTGTATCTTTATTTACAGTTGAACTTGATTTAATGTTGTTTAATACGTTGTTTACATTACGACTCGCACCATTACTATCACCGCTTAGATCTTCACCTTCGTCAGTGATACGCATAGTTTCGATGTTATAGGTTAGGTCAATCTTGTGTCCTACACCAGTACTACTACGTGACTTCATACATTGTAATTGGTAGCGTCCACGTTCTTTCATAGCACGACTGGTAAAGATACCAAACACGTTATCTGCTGTGTTAATCTTAGATATACCACCAGCAATATGACTATGGTCAAATTCGATTTCTTCAACAGCACTACGATTTAACTGTGAAGCTGTTACTAACAACACATTTAATTCTTTAGCTAAATTACGCAGTTCTTCTGCTACATATTTGTCTTTGATAAACTGATCGTTTGGATTAACTTTAACTGACACTGGCATTACTAGATCCAAGTAATCTACCATAACAAAGTCAATCCTAATACCTGTTTGTAGTTGTACTTCTTTTAAATATGATCTAATATCATTAACTGTACTCTGTGCAGGCAATCCTTTAATACGATATTGTCCAGATTTTTTACTTACTAATTTAACCTTAAGCTCAGTTGTGTCTATATCCTTGCGAATATCTTTGGTACTCATGTCAGTTAGCATAGCATCAGTTCTAAGTGCGCAAAGTTCTTCGCTCAATTCAAGTGATACATACACACCGCTTAGGCCAGCTTGTAGCCAACTTAGGGCAATGTTCATCATTACTAACGATTTACCTGAACCAGATCCACCTGCAAAGATGTTTAATTCTCCGCGACTAAAGCCACCATATAAGAGTTTATCCATTTGTGGCCAACCAGTACTTACCTGTCCACCACTGTTAAAGTATTTGTTAATACGTGCTTTTGGATCATAGAAATAGTCTGTGCCCATGTCTTTGGTTAGACTAATCTGTACTGCATCTTTGATTAGTTTTTCAACTGGATCATAATCACCTTTTTCTAACATATCTGCCGCTGATAAGATTGCACGACTTAATTCTTGTTGTTTAGTGAATCCTTCAAACTCTGTCATAAACCAATTGTAATGGTCATCTGTTAGGTCTGGTACATGTTTAAGCTCTACATTAGTAACTGCTTTAATCTGTTCATGCGTGGGCATAGCTTTATATTCATCGCTGTGTGACTTGATAAATTTAGCTACTTCGCGTAGTTCTCTACTAAAGTTTTCTGGATTGTAGATGTTTTGGACCCTAACATAGCTTTCTGGGTTCTGCAACATCATTTCTATAAACAATTTTTGTAAATCTGAGGTATATTCTTTTGACATATTATTAATTATACAATCTCTTCTTCATGAGTTCAATTTTCAACTTGCTCGTTTCTTTACTGTCAATGATAGATTTAAGCACAAACAACTTACCATATTTGACCACAGCATCACTAATATCTTTGCAGTCAGTGTCTTCTTGCCATACGGGGAATGCCACACTCCAACCATACTTAATTGCCGCATCAACTAACTTACTACCTGATTTATCGGCATCGGCGACCACAATAACTTCTCGACCTAGGCTATCGATAATATCTGCTTGAACTTCACTACATTCATTACCTAAGACTGCTACACCATCTATGCTCATAGCATCAAATGGGCCTTCACAGACGATAACAAATTTATTATCACGGTGCTGATTGTTAGTGTTAAACACCATATTAGGTTCATAACTGCTATAATATTTTGGTTTTACTCCGTCTACGAATGCACGACTTGTGTAGCCAACAGTGCGGCCTTCCCAGATTGTAGGAATGATCACACGTTGATGTAGACTATGATCTGTTGAATCAGTCCAATAAAAATCATAACGGTCTGTGTTAATTTTACGAGCTTTAACATAATCAACTGCTGAATTTAACAGTTCCGGGACATTACGTAAATCATCAAGCAAATGAAATGAGAGCAGTGCTTGGAAACTAATTGCGCCTTCCGGTAACTCTCTAACCTTAAACTCAACTTTTTCTTCTGGTTCTGTTACTTGTTCTGGTGCTACTAGGTCTTTAATACGGATAGCTTCAATTACCAGACGTTTAACATCATTATCGCCAGCACCCATCCATGACAGTAATTTACGGAATTTAAATGTTAAATGACGACCTGGTTGATAACTGGCTTTGAAATTACAATTAAAACAGTGATATGACACGCTACCATCTGCGTTAGCAGTTAACCCGCCGCGGCCACGTGTATCTGCTGAGTCTCCGTTGTGTACACAGCAAGGCGCATTGAACGAAATCCAACCACTAGGAGTTGTTTTACGTTTTGCAGGTAATAGGCTTTTAATGAAATCAGAGATGATATTCAGCATATATGTATTATATACTAAATTTCAACAGTTGTCAATGATTATGATATTCTTGTGATCTGTACATAACCAGAATTTGAATTCCACGCGGCTAGATTAGTGATACTAATAGCATTATAGACATTTGATCCATTATAGTTACCGTCGCTGGTCGCTACGGAACTAATAACAGTATTGGCAATAAAGCTACCACCGCCACCACCGCCATCACTTACAGGTGATGTATTGGCCCAGCCACCGCCACCACCAGAATAGCCGCCAGCACCGCCACCTGCAATAGGTCCACCACCGCCACCACCGCCAAAACCGCCATAACTTTCTGATGTTAGATAACTAGACGCAGGATAGCCACCAATGGCTCCTGATTGATAACCCTGTCCACCAGCACCGGCAGATGTCTGTTGAGTATTTGTACGTATGTTGCCACCTACACCACCAGCACCATTTGATAAGAACCCACCACCAGCACCGCCATCATAAGGATTGCTACTCACTACTGCGTTACCGTTAACATGGCTGTTACCACCTGTACCAGCTACACCGCCTGGTGCTCCATTAACTGAGTTAGTACCATTAATGTTAGTAGTACCATTAACACCGTTGGCTTGATGTGGCCAAGGAGTTGGAGGACTTGCGTATGCTCCTGTACCACCACCACCGCCAGCTACAATCAAAGGAGTTGATTGATTTAAAACTACAAATGATCCACCACCACCGCCTGCTCCGTTATATGAACCAGCAGTTGCAGTTGGTTGCGGTATTTGTCCAACTAATACAGTTACGTTAGCACCTTGTTGTAGATAAAATGATCCACTGATAACTGCTCCATTCCCCCAGGTGTTGCCATAAGTTGATGCCGCATACAAGTTAATTCCGCCACGAGCGCCAGCTGCCGTAATCTTATATGTTCCCGATGCTGGTACAGTCCACTGTTGATATCCGGGTGTTGTTACGTTAAAGAAACTGGTATTTTGTAGCCAAGTGTTGCCTACATTACTATAGCTGGTGTAGACATTGCCTAGTGTAGGGCCGGTTGGGCCAGTTATACCAGCAGTAGTAAATAGAAAATTCGTAAAAGCATATAAGGCATTTAACCCATTTATTTTTGCTCCACTGATGTGTACACCTCTAATATCCATTATGGTAATCCGTATGTGCCTTTGAGAGTTTGATAATTTGTCTGTATTTGTCCGTAGGTCAACGCTGTGTTATAGACTCGCATGCTGTAGTATGTTCCTGCGCCTATTATTAATGCCATGTTGTATCCTATGCTGGAGTTGAGCCATTATATCTACTTAGCCAGTATTGGGCATTCTGTAAATGTTCTGCGGCTGTGAGTGTTCTAGTGTAGATATGTGCGGCAGCGATATTACCAACTACACCAGGCACAGTTTGTGTAGCACCAACTACAGGAGTTGATGCTGGTTTAGCTGCAGTGGGTGCCGCAATGCCCACTAATTGTCCATTGGCATAAAAAGTCCATCCTGTGGCAAAATCACAACTTACACTCATATAATACCATTGGTTAGATGACACGTTACCTAAGGTTTGGATAACATCATTGTAGCTACTGCTACCAGTCATGTGGTTACCTGCGCCTTTGTTGTACAAGAACGTATCATAGGCTTCACTACTACATAGTGCGTAACCAGCGCCAAATGGTGTCGCAACTGCACCGGTACCACGGATAACTATGCCTTTGGTATAATTAGTGCTATTGCCTGGAAATATCGAGCTGGTATTAGATTTAGCCCACCAAGTATTATTAGTAGAAAAGTAGGCCTTGGGTGTACCAACGTTGGTCACTGGTGGTGCTCCAGGGAAAGTAGTACCGCTATTAGCATAGAAAGTAAATCCATAACTGTTAGCACTGTCAACCCAGGCATTACCCGAAGTGTAGTTGGCCATGTCAAGGTTTATTAAGACATTACCAGTTACTGGACTGGCCACTGTAGTTGGAGTAAATGGTGTAACATTACTATAGGCCACAGCAAACGGACTGTTGTTATATGAATAAGTCACCCCTGAGTTGGTTATAGTATTGTTGAATCCACCGGTATCTGTAGTACTTGCGGCTAATTGTAATAATAATGTAGTAACAGGCGTACCCGAGTTATATACA